CAAGGCGATATGTACAAAGAAGAGAACGAAGAACTCAAAGAATCCTTGAGACAAACAAACAAGGATACAAATAAACTTTTAGGAGTTGTTGAACAACTCAAAGCAAAACTTGACGAAGCAATGGTTGCCAATGCTCGTTTGGTTTATGCGAACAAGACTTTAAGCGATGCCTCCCTGAATGAGCGACAAAAATCTAAAATTGTTGAAGCCATCGCAAAGGCGACATCTGTTGACGAAGCAAAGGTACTTCATGAGACTCTGAGTGCTACAGTGGGATCCTCATCTAAGAGCGGTCCACAATCACTGAGCGAGTCTGTAAATAGAAGATCTAATCTCTCAGCGATAATGCCTAGGCGAAAAGAACCCGTGGTTACCGAGTCCATGTCTTTCGCTGACAGAATGAAAAAACTCGCTGGCATAAATTAATCATAAATGGAGGTATTAAATAATGTCTATTGTTGAAACCCTTACAGAAGGTATTGTCCAACGCGATATGGCGAAGGAAGGACAAGCCCTCTTAAACAAGTGGGGTCAAACCGGTCTTCTTGAAGGTCTTTCAAACGATCATCAAAGAAGCAACATGGCCCGTCTTCTTGAAAACCAAGCAAAGGAACTTCTTCGCGAATCGTCTGCAATGGCAAGCGGTGATGTTGAAGGTTTCGCTGCTGTGGCTTTCCCAATCGTTCGTCGTGTATTCGCCGGACTTATCGCTAACGATCTTGTTAGTGTTCAGCCTATGAGCCTTCCATCTGGACTCATCTTCTTCATGGACTTTAAGTTCTCTGACAACAGCCCTGCTGGTGTTGCAGATCGTCTTGGATATGAAACTGGTGAATCTCTCTATGGTGGCGGCAAATTGGCTTCTCAAATCACCGGTGGTGTGGACCTTTCTCGTGTTCGCGATCTTGGTGGTGGTCCTCGTGGACTTAATAATGGTTACGCTTCTGCTACTGGTTCTGCTGTTGCTGCTCTTGCAAGCGCAGTTTTGGTTGCATCTGGTACTGCCGGGGCTGCTGCTGGAGAAGGTGATAACCCACTTTCTGCTGCTGATCAAGCAACTCTTGATTCTTTGACTCAATATGATGCCGACCTTGCTGGTTTCCCTGTAATCGTTATGGAATTTACAGGTTCAGCAGATTTGGCTCAATTTGTAGTTGACAATGTTACTGCTATCTCTTCTTCGGCAACTGCTGCTGCACAGCACGTACGTCGTTGTACTAGAATTGGATCTGGCTCGGTTACACAACTTCCGGGCGAAAGTGGCTACAGATTTACCATGGTATATGCTGGTGCTACTACGTCAACAACCCTTGAAGCAAACGGTTTGGGAACAAGTCTCATTGCGATCACTGGTGCAACCGTTAATGTATCTTTCCCAATCGATGATGATCTCGTCGCTGGAAATGGTCTTGGATCTATCAAGGGCGATGACCTTTGGGATCTCGAGAACAACGAAAGAATTCCAGAAATCGACATTAAAGTTGATTCTGTAGCGATCACCGCAGAAACCAAGAAGTTGAAAGCAAAGTGGACCCCAGAATTGGGACAAGACCTCAACGCTTATCACAACTTGGATGCTGAGGTTGAATTGACTTCTATTCTTTCAGAGCAAATTGCACTTGAACTTGATCGTGAGATCATGACCGACCTTATCGTTGGTGCAACTGCTGGTACTTTCTACTGGTCTCGTTCACCGGGTCTTTTCGTAAATCGTACCACTGGTGAAGAAGTTGGTGCTTCTGCGAAGGCTCCTGACTTCACCGGTACTGTGTCTGAATGGTATGAGACTCTCATTGAAACCATCAATGATGTTTCTGCTCAAATCCATAGAAAGACACTTCGAGGTGGTGCTAACTTTGTTGTTTGTGGTCCTGAGATCGCTAACATCCTTGAATTCACCGCTGGCTTCCGTGCAAACGTTACTGCTGATGCCGACAAAGGCGACATCGGTGCTGTTAATGTTGGTTCGCTTAGCCGTAAGTTCGACGTTATTGTGGATCCTTACTTCCCACGTACCGTCCTTCTTGTTGGTCGCAAAGGAAACTCTTTCCTTGAAAGTGGTTACGTATATGCTCCATACGTTCCGTTGCAAACCACACCTACCATCTTCGGGCCAGAGGACTTCGTTCCTCGTAAGGGTGTAATGACTCGTTACGCTAAGAAGATGGTCCGTCCTGATATGTACGGTCTCGTTATCGTTCGAGGACTTCTTGGTGAGTCTGGGGCCTAGTTTTTAAACTAGTGTTCTCTCACTACCCAGCCCCTCGGTCTTCGGATCGGGGGGTTTTTCTTTGTTTTTAACTATTTATTGTATAATTTAGGAGTTATAAAATGGGTAAGTCTTTTAAAAGATATAAACTTAGAAAAAAACTAGAAGCACAAAATCAGTCTGAAGTAGCGGCTGCACCTGTTGTTGAAGCACCACCAGAGCCAGAGCCAGCCCCAGAGCCAGTTGTTGAGAAAGCAGCAGAGAAACCCAAAGCAGAAAAGCCCAAAAGAACAAGAAGAAAGAAAACAACTAAAGCCGCTGAAAAGTAAAAGGGAAACAACACCCTCTTTTAACTATTTACTATGATCGGAGGGTTCATGCATGGCATTTCCAACTTTAACACCTACTTCTCAACAATCAGCAATTGTTCTTCCCTCAACCGGATCGGCAGATGATGTTCTTTCATCTCTGCCTTTTGGTATTTATACAACCGGTTCTTTTATATCTGGTGCTGTAGATCAGGTTGCATATACATACCGCAAGTTAGGCGGTGACATTCTTGATCTTGAGATCAAAGCAGAGAATGTCTATGCAAATTATGAAGAAGCAGTATTAGAATATTCTTATATTGTCAATCTTCATCAAGCAAAAAATACACTAGGATCTACATTAGGAAATCCAACTGGGTCTTTTAATGAAGACGGTGCTGTTATCGATGGTCAAACAGGTGTTGAGTTAAAATATCCAAAGTTTAATTTTGGTTATGCGTTGAAAGTAGGCCAACAGTTCTCGCACGAAGCCGGAATTGGTGGAACTCTTCCAATCTATTCAGCTTCTTTTGATACAGTCGTAGATCAACAAGACTATGATCTCCAAGCAATCGTTTCTTCATCGGCAGAAGCCGGTGGTGTTCCCTACGAGGACATCGATAGAACAAAAAGAATTGTTATCAGAGACGTATTTTATCTTTCTCCTCGACAAATGTGGAGATTCTATGGTTATTATGGTGGTCTCAACGTTGTTGGGAACCTTCATTCGTACGGACAGTTCGCAGATGACTCAACATGGCAGGTTGTTCCCGTTTGGCAGAACAAAATGCAGGCAATTCAATACGAAGATCATCTCTATACACGCACATCTCACTATTCATATGAGATTATTAACAATAATCTTCGACTTTTCCCACCTCCCGACTCTGTTTCACCAGAAAAGTTCTGGTTTCGGTTCTCAATTCGCGAATCAACATGGACTGATGAGTATAATGACGGTCAGGATGGCGTAAACAACATGAATACGCTTCCATTTGAGAATATTCCTTACGAAAACATCAATTCAATTGGTAAGCAATGGATCAGACGCTTTGCCTTAGCACTAAGCAAGGAAACATTAGGCCAAGTTCGCTCAAAATTCGGCAATAATGTGCCAATTCCCGGTGACAATGTAACTCTTAATGGTTCTGACCTTCTTAGCCAAGCAAAAGAAGAACAAGACAAATTACGCACAGAATTGAAAGAACAATTGGATCTAATGACATACGATAAACTTATCGAGACAGACAAAAACATTGTCGACAACACAAACGCAATTCAAAAACAAGTTCCTCTTGGAATCTTTGTGGGGTAATCATGAAAATCAAAATCAATAAAAAGCAAGTTTTAAGCGAAATAACCGAAGAAGAATATGACTTTGTTTCGGAAGCATTAGAGATCCCTCCAAGCGAACTGCCTTTCTCAAACATCTTCGGAGACAGATACCGAGTTCTTGGAAACTTTGAGGTTGTAACCGACGAACATCCTTTGAGCAAAGTTATTAAGTTTCTTACTGATAATGGCTGGACTTTTAACACTCCAAAGCCGCCAAAAGAATTTAATTTTACGAAGACATACGATTTGGTCGCAGCAGACAGAAATGATCGTACCAAATTTGACAAAAACGTCAAGTCTGTCACTAAAACCATCGGCTTACAAAAATTGATGCAAGATATGAACAAGGCCATGACTCAATCAATGCCCAATTCATTTGCTGATTATGAAAAACTAAGAGAGGAAGCAAAAGAGTTAAACAAATCCTTTCTCGCAGCCGAAGGCGAAGAACAAGAAAAACTTAAAGACCAAATACAAATAAACTTGTATAAGCAGGTTGACATAGGCAAGCGGATGAGAAACTATATGAACAAGTATCTCAACCCAAAGCGAAGCCATCTTTCTTTTTATCATTATGGCGAGGAAGGAGCAGCATTAGGAAAAAGACTGAGAGCAGGACTTGCAGAACACATGCCCTTGTTTGCCGACCAAGCTGCTCTTTTCAAAATGCAACAATCAATTGATAAACTGTTTGCGCCGGCTTATGTAATCTTTTCACGACATCCTATTGACGTTTTCAGAATGTCTGACTTTACAAAGATCACATCTTGCCACTCTCCTCCATCAATGAAAGGAGAAGATAAATTTGACCAATTCAACATTTGTGCTCTTGCAGAGGCTTATGCGAACGGAATGATCTCTTATGTTGTAACAGCAGAAGAATTTGAAAAGAATGAGATGGAACCAACTCAACAAACACTCGACGAGTATGAAGACGATGAATTGTTTTATGATTCCGAACGCGGAGAGGGCGTCCTTGAACCAAGATCACGAATTCGAATTAGACGAACAGCATACACAGATCCAGACACCAACAATGTGATTCCACTTGCCGTTCCCGATCAAAAAGTTTATGGTCTTGATACCGGCGGTTTCAAAGAGTATGTGAGAAGTTACATCGCAAACATTCAAAAAGCCGACCTTGAAAAGATTTTTCAAACTGAAGTTGAAGGCTTCCAAGACGGTTCAACCTTGCTTAGCATTGATAATTTTGAAAGATTTGGTGGAAGCTACGAGGACAACGGAATGGCTGTCCGTGATAATCTTCCTATGATGTTCGCCTCCGCCCTTGATATTGA